CACAGAAGATAGCCTTAAGGCTAGATATGGCGATAAGTATGACCCTAGCAAAAAGTATCCACAATACAATGGAACTATGCAAGTAACGCAAATGGACATTGTAAAAATGGTCAATTATTTGCAGAAAGCAGAACCAGAAGTTACTGACTACCATCCAGAAGGCGCTGTTACTGTAAGAGCTAGTGCTTACATTAATACATCTAAGAGTGGATTACAGTATTTATCTATTAATTTAGAGCCAGACTACAAAACACTTAAGGCTATAGAAGAAAAAGAATCTGGTGTTAGCCAAGAATGGAAAAGCAGTCCTAAAGTACCAGCCGCAGAAGATTCTGGAGAAGATTTTATTCCTTTCTAAATATGTTTGGTGTTGTCTTTCCTAAAAATCCCTATATTAGTCAAATTTTTTATGACGTTGATTTAAAAAGAACTTTTGAATATGTTGAAAAAGATTTTTCAAAAGTTATGGTCAACTGTCATGCTGATTGGTGCGAATGGAAAGACATCACCGACCAACTAAAATAAACTCTTACACCTTGTAAACATTATTATTATTTAAGCTAAAATAGATGTATAAATCTTGTAATTACACCATGTCCGCTTTTTATAAAAGCATAAGTCTAGATCAAATAATTCATGTCGATAAGATTAATGAATTAACGCCAGATCAACAAACAGTCCTTAGAGATGAATTAAGGATTGCTGTTGATGAAATGAATTTTATGGAGAGAAGGGTTAAGAAAGAAGCACCTTCTATAGAAAACAATACTTGGCTGCATAAGGTAAATAAAAAGATAAATATCTGCAATCAATTCATAAGAATATTAGATATGCAGCAAGAACAAAAGACTTCTTACAAGAACAAGTACGAAGAAACACTTTCTAATTTATTAATTAAGAAATTAGGAAAAAGCACATATGAGGCAATACAGCAAAAGGCGCATATGTTAACAATAAGTGAGTTGATGGAGCAAAACTAATGTCTACTGAAGACGAAAAAATATTAGAAAAATTAAAAGCAAAAAAAATAGATAAATTAGAAGAAAAGCTAGATCATAATATTAGAGGTTATGATCATTTGATTGATTATAAAGATGATCATAAATGCGGTTTAAGAAGTGATTGGGTTGATGAAAATATACAAATTGTAATTGACCAACATAACATCGAAATTGACAAAGTAAAAAAAATGACGATAGCAGATTTCAGTCAAAACGAAATAAAACAGGTTACAGAAACCTGATATATCCACTCCTCCGCAAGAACATTAACCAACCCTACGCAAGAACAATGAGATCACACAACTTTCCTGACAAAGAAATACTAGATATGCCACCTGATATGGAAGGCGTTACTAGAGCAAAAAAAGACAGTAAAACTAAAAAATTTAGGTTTATTGTTAATGGTGTTGGCAATTGCCCCATGAAGCTAACAACCTATGCAGAAAACAAAAAAAAAGCTATTAAGTATGTAGAGGCTAGATGGAAAGATTGTAAGTGGGAGATTGTTGAGTGAGGACAAAAGAAAAAATACAAGCCGCGCAAAAGCGCATTAAAGAATTAAAAATATTAATTAAGTGCTGGGAAAAAAAATAAATCTTGTATATCACACATTTAGTCTGCAAAGGACAAATCGGAGTCAACCCGATATATTATGGACTTACAGCAAAATTTAGACCTTGGTATTTTGATGGACAAAAAGTTTATGCCGGTAGATTATACGAGACAGAATCAGAGGCAAAAAAAGCAGCAGAACAACTTAGGAGAGCTTGTATGTTGCGGTAATCATGTATTTAGGGTTATAAATGGAAAAAGACAATGGATTAGTACACCACCTGATGATTGGGAAACTATTGACGGCAGAGTTTGGACTGAGTAGTGGCATCTCTTAGGTATCATGCTGGACGCATGGTGCTATATGAGAAAGAACCATCAGTTTGGCGTGTAAAAATAAAAACAAAAACAGGTAAACTTAATCTGCCTTTAGAAGCGAAAGAGTTAGAACCAGCACTTATAGAAGCAGAATATTTATATGCTGATGCTAGATGTATGGGTAGAGATCATCCATTATGCATAGATTGCATACATCATTTGGTTATAAAGGCAGAATGTGGTCTTGGTATGCCAGAAGGACGAGCTAGTGGAGGTTTATGGGCTAAAGACTGCGCTTATTTTTGGGAGAAGAAGATTTAGCGTTAATTTTATCTATGTGATCGCCAGCTTGTTGAATAATTTTTACTAAGCGATAGTTTTCTTTTGATAAAGCACTTATTAGGTCAGGCACTTCATCAGGATCAATGTAATTAACAATAGATCTAAGAACTATCTCAATATGCAATTCCTCTTCATAGGATACGTCAGCCATTACCCAAGGCTCTACTTTTTTCCTTTTTTTAGCTTGGTTACTGAACCAACCAGACCAAGGCATTTGTAGTCTCATGCCTTAACAATAGCTAGCTTGCCCTTAGATAGCCAGCTTTTCTATCATTTATTATCCTTTCTGGTGTTTGAAACGTATGCCATCTATGCTCACAAATCATGCATAATCTTGTTCTAACGATAGTTTTTTTTGAGTTTCTTTCAGATCTTATTACTTTTTGTCTAGTAACTTCTCTGCATTTTGGACATTTTACAAAAGTTAATCTATGCATTTATGGATATGTGAGGTTTTATATCTTACTATATAAATAGTTATTTACACCATCATGCCATCAGGAAAAGGAACTTACGGAAGTAAGGTCGGCAGACCTCCTAAAAAGAAAAAGAAGAAAAAGTAGTTATCTTCCAGGAAATAGCGCTCTTTCTAAAGCATCGCAAAGCCTGTCGTCAACTGTATTATCAGTCTTCTTAACCATCGCTCGTACTATATCAAGTGCGAGTTTTTTTATTGCTGACCCACGGAGAAAGGCAAATAAAATAGGTTCAATAATTTTGAGCATGATTTTGTATATAAGAAAAGATCGGGAGATCAGTCAGTCGAACTCTTAAGACTGCCCTGCCTTACTCTCATCAAGCCCAACCCGAACTTGATATTATCAAGAGGTATAGCTTTCAGATCCGCTTTGCAAGAGATCGTCAGGCTTCCCGACTTATTACTAATATTACTACAATTTGCAGAAAAAAACTTTATGTCAAACCTAGTGTGCCAATTAAATTAGTGTCACACTAAAATTCTATTCCTGATTAGTTGTCTTTATAATAAGGATAGCCGGTGGAAGCATCGGCTAATTGCAACTCGACTCTTGAATATTATGGAAAAAGCTTTCATTGAGCTTAGAGAGTGTAAAACTCTCAAAGAAGTAGATGCTTTCATTTCTAATCATTTTCCAAATGGTTTAGAAAAAGAATTACATCGACCTAAAGACCCAAAATCAATGTTCTACCCTAGCGGTATGTATATTGGTTTCAACTTAGATCGTTTTATCTACAACAGTAAACTTGCCGCTTATTGTCATGCAATAAGAGACAATATTATTGGTAGAACAGGAACAAGTTATTGGTCTGACTTCGATCCACACGTTAAAGATCCTGATCCAGAGTGTACAAAATACTATGGACAAGAAGTTCACGAAGTGTGGACAGGAAGGTAACTTCACTTATCGCCCTCTTCGGAGGGCATTACATCTTACATTTTATACTTTATTATGGAATTTAATTTCAATGACGGCGGTAGAGCTAAAGCTGGTTACAAAGGACTTACAGGAGACTGTGTAGCCAGAGCAATAGCAATTGCAGCAGAGCTTCCTTACAAAGAAGTCTATGATCGACTTGCAGAAGGTAACGCTACTCAAAGAGTTACTAAACGCATGAAGAAATCAAGACGTGGTGTTAGGACTGCTAGAAACGGAATCAATACTAAACGCAAATGGTTTCAAGACTATATGCAAAGTTTAGGATTTATATCTGTTGCTACGATGGGTATTGGAACTGGTTGCAAAGTCCATTTAAAAGCAGATGAGTTACCAAAAGGTAGAATTATCTGTAATCTAAGCAGACATTATTGCGCTGTTATAGATGGAGTTATAAACGACACCTATGATCCTAGTAGAGGAGAAACAAGATGTGTTTATAGTTACTGGATAAAACAGTAATGTTACAGCCCCCATGCAGGGGGCTTTTTTTTGTGTTATTGTATCCGCGTGTGTGAGAACTTGTGAGTGACTAGTGGAAACTAGGCTACACTAGACACTTACAAGAACTAAGACTCCTAGCAATAGGAGTCTTTTTTTGTTAAATTTAAATTGAGAGTTTTCTCGCACACTGAAAATTTTGACTTCTAGCAATAGAGGTCTTTTTTTTTATCTTCTTGGTTTTATCTCTACAACTGCTAGTTCTACTTCTTTTAACCTATGAAACACTTCTTTCATATCGTCATGCATATCATCAATTTTCGTACTTAGCAATTCGATCGCTGTGGTGTTTCGCACGAGATCATCACGCGATTGTCTGCCGCGATAAGATATAGAACCGACTGATACAAAACAAGCTGTTAACAATGCACCACCAGTAGCTGCTATTACCTCAATCACTTTACGAGTCCTCAATATATTACTATTATGACAGAAAAGGCTTATGACAGTTAAGAAACCTAAAAATCTTTTGCAAAAAATTAAAGAAAAGATTGACGATAAAGAAGAGCAATTTGAGTATATTTCAATTGCAGTTAGGCTTCTGGTGGTTTTTTGGAGCGGACTTCTTGTTACCAGCAATTACTTGCCAAAAATACCTGGCCTTACAACTGGAGAAAAACAGGATATAACTTTTCCGGCCAGTTTGCTAGCAACGGCACTTTCTAGTTTTGGATTAGAGCAAGCCAAGAAAGGTAGCAAGAAAGACGACACAGTTGCCGAAAACCAAGGTATGGTGCAGACTATAAGAGTAATAACACCTATCAAAATAGAAGGTGCTGAAGTAATCGATCCAAAACCAAACAAATGAAAAAGCTTCTTCCGTTTATCTTTGCACTAACGGCAGCAACCCCTAGCTATGCAGATCTTTCTCATAGCATCACGGCCTCTACAAAACTTACAGTAGGAGGCGCTAGTACGACTTCTTCGAGACTAGGTAACAGCTATAGCATTAGCGGTTCTGGAGTGGATACAAGTTACACTACTGACGCTGGTAATACAGTTAGTGATGGATTAGGATCATTAAATGTCACAAGTGGTGTAGCTGAAGCTCCAGCTATTACAGTTACTCAGAAAACAGCCGGGAACAGCTTCACATTTAGTCAGTCATATAATCAAGCAGACGCTATACCAACATCAGCAGCTACAGTTGGTGCTAATCCTAATTTTTCTGATAATGTTACAAGTATTGCTGGCGGTACAGCCGGTGACCTAGCCGGCACAGTAACATCAGCCGGCGCAGTCACACTTACAGCTGGAGGACATAACACTGAGGCTCTTGGTCAAATAACCTCTACATTAATAGTTGATTAGGTAAGTTTATGTATAGGTATGCAATTCTGCTAAGTCTTTTTAGCGCACCTGTATATGCTAATAGTGTAATTCCAAATTTTAACCAAGGTGTGCTTACCCAGAGGTCGGAAACCAAAAGTACAGTAGTGGAGGATATAAAAAGTTTCGACATAAACAATGGATATCAACTAACAGTAGGTGGCGAAAACGTAAAAAGTTCTACAGGCAATGTAGCTCCAGAAGGATGGACAAAATTAAATACAACAATACAAGGAACAGGAACTACATATGTTTCCCCTAATCTAGATAATAAACCTACCTTCTCCATCGTAAATGAAGGTGAAAGCTTTCAATACTATGAAACTCTTGAAGCGCCGGGTATTACAAATTACACTCATATAATTAGGACCACCCAGATAGAAAATGTAACTGACACAACCAGTACGTTTAGCCAATGAAGAGATATCTATGTTTATTGCTTTTACTTAATAATCCTGTTTTTGCAAATTCTGTCAATACAACCTCAAATTCGTCCGGAAGCGTTGTTAACCAGGCTGTACAAGTAGTACCTTCTAGGAATTTTAATTACCAGATGAATACTATCCAATGCCAAGGTGCTACTCTTAATATCTCGCCGTTTGTCTCTACAACCTATGGGTTTGCCACGCCCTATGAAACTCATTTTGAAAGACCAGTATACTCAAGGCGTGATACTGAAGGAGATTTTGATGATGAAAATGAACCTATAGGTGATGGCGATGTAGATGAAGGTTACAGAGGTGAGATACTATATTTTGAACAAGTTAGAACAGGTCAAAAAAAAGCAAATGTATCTATTAATGGAGGAATAACTGCTACGTTTAGTATTCCATTGGATCGAGAACCTATAAGGCAATGTCGAGAAGCTATGAAAAAACAAAACGAATTATATGAGGCATCACTAGCAGCAAAGCGCCTTAACTTTGAAATGAGCCGTGCAAAAACTTGCGTGGATAACTACAAGAATGGAATAAGGTTTAAAGAAGGGACACCTATGGCAAAATTATGCGAAGACGTAGAAATGTTGGAATTTGAGTCACATACGCATAAAATTGAAAAAAAGCCATAAAAATGCCCCTTCAGAATCGTCTGTAAGGGGCTTGTAAAAAAGTCTGCTTATGTTTATACCTTGTTAATTTTGCTTTTCATAGGTTTTTTGCCAGAAAACTTTGTACCCTTTTTTCCTATAGCTTTTTTAATTTTACCTATAGCTTGTTTGAATAAAGGTTTAAGTACTCTGTTTAGTATTGGTGTAAGTGTTGCTGCTGTTGTTGCTACTACTGTTATTGCAAATGTTGTTGATACTGTATTAATGCTTGGAAGGTATTTTTCAACTAATGTTGTAGGTTCATATTGAACTACACATTCTTTTGTTTCTTCTACCCATTTAAACCCAACAACTTTTTCTGTACCTTTTGCATTTAAATCTCCTATCCTTGGATTATTTTTTTTAGGATCTGGACAAGGTGGTTTTTGTGGTGGCACATTAGGAACTTCTGGTTGTTCTACATCAGCTTCTGGTGGATCTACATTAGTTGGAGGTTTCTGTTCTTCTATAAGTAGTATCTTTTTTTTGTCATATTGCAAAGGCACATATGATGGCAAAGGACATATTAATTTATTACCACTAGGATCATCTACAAAAAGCTGACTGTTTTTTGTGCCGTCATTTCTTAGCGTTACACAAGGCATTGTTAACGCCGGAGGTAATGTTCTAGTTACATGAATAGTATTTGGTAATGATTGCTCTACAGGTATTTCTATTATTGGTATACGCGGGATAGCTGTATTGGGTATTTGATTAATCGTAGGCATCTCTTCTTTTATATACTTCTACAAATGAAAAGCATTTAGGACAAGAAAGATTAGTAATCATACTATACTCAGTCGATTTTAATGGATAATCATCACCATCCATATCATGGTCACCACCCCATATCAATTCAGCTTTACAATGCCAACAGTTCACTATAGTTTAGGTTTTTGTGGTAATGGTAAAGATGGCCCTGTCATTTTTGGAAGATTGTTATCAAGAACTTTAGGCATCATATTGCCAACACCCCCAAGAACTTTATCCATCATTTGCTTTTGGAAGCTTTCTGAGGTTAAGTACCTGTATGTGAAGAAACTACCGCCTAAGATTCCCAATACAAGAATCGTAGATAGGATAGTTAAAGCATCTAAAATTTTTCTATACATATGTTTAAAGAAGCATTAATTAGGGCTTTAGCACCTATTTCTTTGATGGTGCTTTTTCTGATTGTTGGCCTAGCTCCTCTTTATTTGTTTGCTGGTCTTTTGACTCGATCTTTTTCAACAACATCTCCTGTGCCTGTAACCCACCCTCAATCATCGAAATAAATCTTGTTTCTTGCTCAACAACTTGTTGTGCTTGTGCAAGTCTTTCTTTGTGTGATTTTAATTCTTCTTGCCACTCAAGAATTTGTTTTTCAATAATAGATCTCATTTTTTTTTAGTTTTTTTTTTAATATACTTGTAATTCAAGATTCTTACAAGTTAGCTTATAAATTTAGGATAGAACTTGAAAGCAGCCT